GTTCCAGAACTTCTTCAGCAAGGAGCTTCTCTCGATCGTCCAACAGGAGACGATTCTTGATCAGTTCTCCATGAAGGCTCCGATCCCCAAGAACAATGGTAACAAGGCCATCACGATGTTCCGCTTTGGTGCGCCGAGCGTTGCTGGTGTCCAGACCATCAGTTCTGAAGGTACTCCTATCAGCTCTGGAAACTATCGTTCCCTTGTTCTCAACAGCCTCAGCAAGAGCCTCGCTCAGTATGGTCAGGTGATCGGATTGACCGACATCCTCCGCGCTACGGACCTGTTCAACTCCCTCCAGCAGGCCACCAAGACCTCCGGTCTGGACATGGCCCTCTGGGTTGACTCGGTCATTCGTAACACCCTGATCGGTTCTAACCTCACTGCGAGCGGTTCTTCTATCGGTTCCGCCGCCGAGGGTGGTGGTACTTTCGATAACTCGGACGCTTGTAACACTGTTGCAAGTTCCGGTGGTATCAAGGTGTACGGCAACCCCGCTACGCTGACCACTCAGACCTTCTCCGCGTTGAACAGCGATACGACTGCTGCTAACACCACGATGACCGCTTCTGCTGTCCTCGATTCAATGACCCGCCTGAAGCGTAACCGCGCTCCGATGATCAACGGTGGCTACGTCCTGGCGACCGATCCCCGTGTTACCCGTGATTTGATGCGCGATACCGATTGGTTGAACGCCTCCAACTACGGCAACAAGGGTACCCCGTTCTACAAGGGCGAGGTGGGTTCCATCTACGGTTGCCGCGTTGTCACTCAGACCAACTCGTTTGTCAGCACCGGCTCTTCCACTGCCGCTGATGAGTTCATCTATCAGGCTTCCGCCGCGGGTGGCGGTCTGGCGGTTAGCAAGGACATCATCGCCTCGTTCTTCTTCGGTAACGAGTCGTTTGGTATCCCTGCCTTGACCGGTGATGATCCGTTGTCTCCGAAGGTTGTGATCACTGATACCCCCGACAAGAGCGATCCGTTGAACCAGCTCGTCACCGTTGGTGTGAAGCTCTACTTCGCTACTCTGCGTTTGGCCGCTGGTAACACTGGCTCCACTGCTAACCCTGTCTGGTACTTGGTGCATCGTACGAAGACCTCTACCACGCTGTAATATGCGACCTAAGACGGCCACCATCATGGTGATTGCCGTCGGCCCAAAGGGGCATCGTCGAGAAATCGGTGGTGCCCCTTCTCATTCCGCTTGCGGATGTGATGAGGCTGACAACAATGCGCCAATGATTGCGATTCCAGTCGAGGCTCTTTCCACTGACACGGAAGATGGCCAACAGGCTTCCCCCGAGGTTGGTGATGAAGTTGTCCTACAGGAAGTTCGGGGTATTCTCAAGAAGCTTGAAAATGGTGAGGCTTACGTTGAGATCCAAAGCGTGAACGGTATGCCCGCCGAGTACGAGAAGGCCGGCAAGGAATCAATGGAACCAATGGACGAAGAAGGTATGCGAAACATGGTTTCCGAGTACGACAGCGAGATGGAGTCTTAACATGCCGATCTACACCTTCGAGAACAAAGGCAAGTCCTTGGAGCAAATCGCTCCAATGGGAACCGATTCTCTTGTGATCAAGGGTGAACGCTGGACGAGGCAGCCGGTAGCCCGCTTCGGGGTTACCGGTTTTGCCCGCGAAGCCGAACTCAAGGACAAGGTGAAGCAGGGCTTTAGCCGGATGGAAGACCGGCAGGGTACCCGCTTTGAAAGCACTTTCAGCAAGAATCAGATCCGTAAAATTTGGGACATATGAGCATAGAATCTAATCTGGCAACCGAGTATTCGATGGGCAATGCGGGCTTCCAGCTCGTGACCTCTACCGCGTTGACCACTGGCCCATTCGTTGCGATCACCACGATTGCCGTCACCACTTTCACCTCGATCACCGGTAATGGAATCAGCGGATCTTGGTCCACAGCGGCTATCCCCGCTGGCATTACGCTTCCTGGGCCGATTACGAGCTTCCAGATTTCCAGTGGTCAGGTGGTCGCGTTCAACGGAATCATCAGCTCCTAACCGTGACACTCGCTCTTGGAACACGATTGGCTTCAAGTGGGTCTGGCGGAAACGTCACGCCCGCCGATCTGCCGATCGTGCGCCGGGATCTATTGCAGGAAGACGAGTTCTTCGTACTGCAAGAGGATGGAACTGGGAAGATCGTGTTGTCTTTTGGCACCTACGATCGAATGGCAACTGAACAGGGCACCGATCTCATTTTAACCGAAGCATCCGACAAATTCATTTTAACCGTAGAATAATATGGCAGACACAAAGATCACAGCACTGACGGCGTTGACCGCCGCTGATCCGGCTAATGACGTTATCCCTATCGTTGATGTCAGCGATACCACGATGGCGGCATCTGGTACGACGAAGAAGATCAGCATCAACAATCTGCTCTCATCCTCGCCAACCGCGACCGGAGCATTGACTGTCACCGGACTCGTTACCGCTGGCTCCGCCACCATCACCGGCGCGGCTACGGTGGGGACGACGCTGGGTGTGACGGGTGTTTCGACGCTTACAGGTGCTGTTGGCGTGGGAGCTACTCCAATCGGCAAGTTCGATGTCTACGCCGTTGCTTCCGATACAAACATTTTTATTCGGTCAGATACGACCCGACTAGGACAGATTGTTTTCCGAGACAATGCGGATGCTGGAAACCAAGGAATAGTAAGATACGACCATCTAAACGACCGGCTGTCGTTCACGGCAAATGGAGCCGATAACCTTTATCTCCTAAGCACTGGCGATCTGTCTGTAACCACCGGCAACGTAGTGATGGCTACGTCCGGCAAAGGCATCGACTTCTCCGCGACTACAAGCGGCAGCGGAACGATGACCTCCGAGCTACTGAACGATTACGAGGAGGGGACGTTTACGCCGACTATTATTGGGACTTCTCCTGCTGGAACCGCTACATACTCCGTCCAAATTGGCCGTTACACTAAGGTGGGTCGTGTAGTTCAATTTTCAATTGATATCAATTATTCCGCAGGAAGCGGAGGCGGATACCTTCAGGTTGCTGGTCTTCCGTTTCAAAACAGTAATAATTTAGCTGTTCTCAGCACTTATCCAATAAACATTGCATTAGCTGCTTCATATTACGCTGTAGCATTGATAGGAACTAACTCAACAGTAATTGATATAAACCAGTTACCGACAGGCGGCGGTAATGATGCAGTCGTAAATTATGACGGTGCCGGTCGTATTATTCTTTCTGGAACCTACACAGTTTAATCCTATGCTAACAGAACGCACTATTTTCTCGCTCTGCGAGGTTCTTCCTAACACGACTTTGCAGGTCCGCCTGTCGGACCAGATCGTCGATGGCGAGGTTGTCAAAGCCTCCACCTTCCGCCGCTATTGTCTCGCTCCCGGCTCAGACCTTACGGGTCAGCCAGAGCAGGTTGTTGCGATTGCCAACGCTGTCTGGACTCCTGCCGCGATTACCGCTTACAACGCCAACCTCAAACCCACCATCCAATGATCATTCCAGTTGATATCGTCGCAGTGCAGGTCAACCAGAACAACTCGCTGTTCGTGACGACCGGCGTCGATTACGACAACAGCGGAACGGTTGTGGGTTCTGAGATTACCTCGCAGTACACGCTTGTTCCCGGTGACGACCTTACTGGCCAGCCAACCGAGGTGGTGAATATCGCCAATGCGTTGTGGACTCCTGCGGTTGTGGAGGCTTACAAAGCGGCGAATCTGGTGGTTGAAGCCGTCCAGCCTAAATCCGAGTAATGGAACCAACGAACAGCAGCACCAGCCCTGGACTAAGCCTAGCAGCAGCGGCAGGTGCCACCGCTGTTTCGTTTATTCCGTGGCTTACCGACTGGGTTCAGCTTATCACCGCGCTGATTGGTTTAGCCTGCGCCATCTACGGAGCCTATAGGCTGTTCAAATCCAAATGAAAAACACAAAAACAACTCTCGCCGGTGTTGGTGCTATACTTGTCGCTGTTGGTGGTGCCCTCAAGGCCCTGTTCGACGGTGACCCGAGCACCAATGTCGATCTGACTACGACCATTGCCGCGGTCACCGCTGGTATCGGCCTGATCTGGGCTAAGGACGCCAAGGAAGCCGAAGTTACTAAGCCGTGAACTGGATCTACCAGATCCTCAAGGCTCTGCTCGACTGGCTCCGCGAAACACCACCTACCGATGTTCAACACGGCCAAGCACCTCAACCCCTCAAGGATGATCTGGCTGCTCGTGTTGCCGATCTGCCTGGGTTGCCAGCAGACGAAGGTGGTCCTAGTGCCAAGCGGTGATCCTGTGATGCTGGCCGAGCCTACCAAGGCCAGCGTCTACGGATTCGATTCTGATAAGAAGCTGGTGGGACCATCTAAGGTGGTCTTGCCGGCAGG